CCGCATACCAATGTACTTCGTGCGGTTGCGTGGGAGTAAAAAACATAGTAGAGGCTTTGCATGTACCAGACGACGATATATGCAGATGCGGTAAGTGTGGTGGATGGATGTTTCATAATGTGGTCTGCCACACTTGCAGTTTAATTAGCGCCAAATGAGTAATGACATAGATTGGCCGCACCAGCATAAGCTACGAGACCAGTGGCTATTAGATAATCCAGATGCTAAGTATTTAGGATGGGTGAGTATATGAAACTGCTAGATTTGTATTGTGGAGTAGGCGGCGCATCGGCTGGCTACGCCGCAGCAGGCTTCATAGTTACTGGCATCGACCTAAAGCATGGCAAACGCTACCCATATACATATATTAGAGGTGATGTCTTACACTATTTACAAGATTTAGACTTTCTACGATCTTTTGACGTAATCCATGCTAGCCCACCTTGCCAAACACACAGCGTTACTAAACATTTACGCAACGCCCAGGGCAAAAGCACGAGCAAGGTTGACTTAATTCCACAGACAAGGGCAGCACTCATAGCAAGTGGTAAAGCCTATATTATTGAGAATGTGCCAGGTAGCCCCTTAATTAAACCTGTGCAATTATGTGGGTCGTCATTTGATTTAAAGGTGCGTAGGCACAGATTGTTTGAAAGTAATGTGCCACTCAAAGGCAGTGTGTGTAATCATAAAGCGCAGGGCAGGCCTGTTGGCGTGTATGGCTCATTGAATGATGAAATCCCAAAGGGTGGCAAAACTGCTGCAACAATTGAAGAAGCTCGTCATGCAATAGCAATACAATGGGGTATCTGGACAGAATTAGTTGAAGCTATACCACCAACATATACACAATACTTAGGCGAGCAGATAATGAAAACTTATGAATGAAGGCACTGGCTTTAGTGAAACATGGCTTGAAGAAGATTTATTCTTGCTTGAACCTTTCTACCGACACTCCACAAAATGAACGGAAACCTTGACAGGCATGCTACCCTAGAAAAGCGTTCGATCCTAAATCGAAAAGCTGAGTCGCCAACGGCTAGACTCGGGAGGCGCAGAGTTTGGCCAATCCTTTGTGTAATGGTATTTACTTTACTCTTTTCAAAAGATTATTCTGTTGCAGCAGATAATGATAAACAAAGCTATAAACAATATGCCTGGATCTATTTAGATTATGATATAGATGAGTTTGACTGTTTAGATAAGTTATATACAGCTGAGAGTCAGTGGAATCCTAAAGCACGTAATGGCTCACACTATGGCATACCACAAGGCAGGTCTAAGTGGTTAATTACTGCATCACCTTATGCACAAATTAGATGGGGTATCAAGTACAATGTAAACAGGCATGGCACGATGTGTGCAGCTTATGAGCATTGGATATTAAAAGGATGGCATTGACCGGTAAGCGTGCAATAGGTAGTGGTAAGTGGAAGAAACTACGGTTAGAGATATTGGCACGTGATGGCTATACATGTAGTGCATGTTATGGCACAGCTACAACAGTAGATCATATATGGCCACGTAGTAAAGGTGGTGATATGTGGAATCCAGATAATCTCATTAGCATGTGTAAACCATGTAACAGCGCTAAAGGTGGGCGTTTTTTTAGCAGCAAGGCGACCCCCCCTGTCTTTCCAGCCTGTTCTCTCCCTGACACAGTCCGAACAGTGCCAGACTCACCTTTTAGCAAACCAGATGGAATCTAATTGACACAGATTGATGCGCAAGTAATCCCAATTAAACGAGGGGTCGGGCTAATTGGTAGCACCACGCCAAGAATACATACGCCTTTACTCATCGGTAATACTAAAGCGCAAGAGGTAGCAGATTTAGCAGTACAAATAGGGCTGCCGCTTATTCCCTGGCAACGCTGGGTACTAGATGACTTACTAGCTGTAGATGACGCAGATAATTGGCGTAAAAAAACAGCATTATGCCTGGTCGCACGTCAGAATGGTAAGACACACCTCGCACGCATGTTAATCCTGGCGCATTTGTTTCTATGGGATAGCAAAAACGTATTAGGCATGTCATCTAACCGCAATATGGCATTAGATACATTTAGGCAGGTTGCATACACAATAGAAGATAACGAAGTATTAAAAAAACAGGTAAGACAGATACGACTTGCTAACGGGCAGGAATCTATTAGCTTAAAGAATGGCGCTCGCTATGAGATAGCAGCAGCTACACGAGATGCACCACGTGGCAAGACTGCAGACTTTCTATATCTAGATGAGCTACGTGAATGGACACCCGAAGCGTTTACAGCTGCATTACCGGTAACACGTGCAAGACCTAACGCCATGACATTTATTACAAGTAACGCAGGTGATGGATTTAGTAGCGTACTTAATGAGCTAGTAGAGCGCTGCAAGTCTTATCCACCAGAGAATATGGGTTACTACGAGTACAGCGCACCACAGCACTGCAAGATTACAGATCGTAAAGCATGGGCTATGGCAAACCCCGCACTAGGCCATCTCATCACAGAGCAGACACTAGAAGAATCTGTAAACACAAACAGCATAGAAGCCACACGTACAGAGATGTTATGCCAGTGGATAGATAGCGCAGTAAGCCCCTGGGTCTATGGCAGTATAGAGGCTTGCAGTGACAGTACCTTAGAGATACCTGTAGGGCCACAGACCATCATGGCATTTGACATAGCACCTACACGCAGATCCGGTGCATTAGTTATGGGTCAAGTGAAAGAGGGCAAAATAGCAGTAGGTCTAGCACAGCTATGGTCTAGTGATGTGGCTATTGATGAGATTAAGATGGCAAGTGACATAAATGAGTGGGCTAGAAAATACCATCCGACTATTATCTGCTTTGACAAGTACGCAACGCAGACACTTAGTACCCGGTTAGAGCAAAGCGGATGGAAGATGCAGGATGTTAGCGGCCAAGCCTTCTACCAAGCATGCAGCGACCTATCAGATGCTATGGCTAATAACAGACTTGTGCATTCTGGTCAGGCAGAGCTAGTACAGCATCTAAATAATTGTGCTGCCAAGACTAACGATGCAGGTTGGCGAATCATCCGCAGAAAATCAGCTGGTGATGTTACAGCTGCAATATCCCTGGCTATGGTTTGTAGCGAACTAACTAAACCGCAACGCACCGCTGCTATATTTGTATAATTAGTACCATTTGTCTGTTTCGTGGTATATTATGGTGATATGGGTCTATTGTCTGCTTTGGGTATAACTAAAACTAATAAAACCGTTGAAGCACAATACGCCCCTGCCGTTATGTTAGATTCTTATGGATTTAACAGCATAGGCACACCATTTGGCTATGGCCCTATAGATCGTGCATTAGCTGTACAAGTACCAGCTGTAAATAGATGCGCTAATTTAATCAAAGGTGTTGTCGGATATTTACCATTAAAACTTTACAAGAAATCTACAGGCCAAGAATTAGCATCGCCATTATGGGTAGAGCAGCCAGATATTAGACAGCCACGATCCGTCACAATTAGCGCTACTGTTGATTCACTTATCTTCTACGGCCAAGCATTCTGGCGTATTACAGAATTGTATGCAGATGATATGCGCCCTGCAAGATTTGAGTGGGTAGCAAACACTAGAGTAACTGCACAAACTAATGCACGTGGTACAGAGATTTTGTATTACATGATCGACCAAGAAAAAGTACCTATGGTCGGTGTGGGATCACTTGTTACATTTCAGGGTCTAACACAAGGCGTATTACAAACCGCAGGTCGCACAATACAAGCCGCATTAGATTTAGAAAAAGCTGCAGCTATATCTGCTGCAACACCGATGGCTACAGGATTCTTAAAAAACACTGGCGCAGATATGCCAGAGTCGCAAGTACAAGGATTACTAGCTGCATGGAAGTCTGCACGTCAAAATAGAAGCACTGCATACTTGACTAGCACACTGTCTTATGAGCCAGTTGGATTTAGTCCTAAAGATATGATGTATAACGATGCGCAACAGTATTTAGCCACACAGATTGCACGTGCCATGAATGTACCTGCATATTACATAAGTGCAGATATGAATAACAGCATGACTTACCAGAATATAATTGATGGCCGTAAAGAGTTTGTAGCCTATTCCCTACAACCATACATTTGTGCTATAGAGGACAGACTTAGCATGGATGATATTACAGCTCGTGGCCACACAGTGCGTTTTGCTATTGAGGAATCATTCCTACGTGCAGACACAATGAAGCGATTAGAAGCGTTAGAAAAAATGTTATCTCTAGGTTTAATTACCGTAGAGGAAGCCAAAGAAATGGAAAACATGACCCCAGAGGGTAATGAGAATGGAAACGCTGAGTACATAAGCAGCACTAAAGGAGAAAACGCATGAGTGATATACAACAAGCTAATATACCTGCTAGCACAGTAACGCTTTTAGCGTCTGCTGTTCGTACTGCAACAGTTACTGGCACAGCCGTCAAAGGCCTATCTGCCGCAAGATTATTAGTAATGCAATTAAACGTTACCGCAGCTAGCGGCACATCACCTACATTAGACGTGGTAGTACAAGACACAGTTGATGGCACTAACTACAATACTATTGCTACGTTTGCACAAGCAACAGGTGTTACACGAGAAGTAATTAGATTGACCACAGCATTCACCGATCAATTAAGAGTAGTTGCCACAATCGCTGGTACTACACCATCATTTACGTGTGAAGTCCTAACATGGGCGGATTCAAATTGATTCTTACATTTAGTAGTGCTGTAGAGAGCGCAGATACAGAGCGCAGAATAATTGCTGGCAAAATTGTGCCATACGAAAGTGTAGGCAACACAAGTGCTGGCCCTGTTATGTTTGCTAAAGATTCTATAGATATTGGCGACCCTGGCAAAATTAAGATGCTTATGCAACACAAAGCAGATAAGCCAATAGGCCGCATGCAGAAGTTTAACAAAGCAGAAGATGGTATTTACGCTAGCTTTAAGATTAGCGCAAGTATGCAAGGCTCAGATGCGTTAGTGCTAGCTGCAGAAGATTTAATTTCAGGTATGTCTGTCGGTGTAGAGGTAATTAAGTCACAACAGAAAAAAGATTATATTTACGTAACTAAGGCGCAATTAAAAGAAGTAAGCCTTGTTGAGTCTCCAGCATTTACAGAAGCACAAGTAACTAAAGTTGCCGCTAGCGAAGGCGAAGCGGATGCAACAAATCAACCAACTACGGA